AACAGCATCAGCCGAACTTGACCGAAAGACTGCTGATGATCTTGTCGCCATCGCCGCCGAAGGAGATGCCGCCATCCGAAAACTCAACGCCTGCATTGAAACCTACGAAACCATGAGGACTACAAAATGAATCTATCACCAAGTTTTACCCTTGAAGAATTAACCCATACCGATCACCGCGAGTTTGATAATTTGCCAAACGAAGAGGAATTAGCCAATCTGTACCGGTTGGCTGAATTCTTGGAGGGCGTAAAGAAAGTGCTTGGCGGTAAACCGATCATCGTGAATAGTGCATTTAGGTGTGCTGAGGTCAACCGTGCAGTAGGTTCTAGCGACAAATCACAACATAGACGGGGCTGTGCCGCCGATATCCGAGTACCAGGTATGACACCAGATCAAGTTGTCAAAGCAATCATTGGCTCTGATCTTGAATACGATCAGGTCATTCGTGAGTTTGATCGTTGGACTCATGTCAGTATTCCAAACACTGAGGATGCCGATCCTCGCGCCATGGCTTTGATCATTGACAAGACCGGCACAAGAGCATTTGCATAATGGCAACAAACCTCTATCAGCAGATCACGACACCAGCGCCACCGAACATTGGCTCGCCTGGTACGTCCTATGACGAGAGGTTTCAGTCTCAAGCCTTTGGTGCGTTTAATCGGTACTTCAGCAGCCTGACGGCGCTGTTTGCTGCGCTATTCGGGCCGCGTGGTGGTAAGTGGATCAACAACCCTTACGGCGCGTTCCAAGACGGCACAGATCAGGTTGCGGCCAACACCACAACGGCCTATGCCGTCACATTTGACACCACCGACTTCAGCAATGGCGTTACCTTATCTAATTCGTCAAGGCTAAATGTAGCGCAGGCTGGCATCTATAACATTCAATTCAGCATTCAGCTGACCAATAGCACCAATGCACCTCAAGATGTGGATGTGTGGTTTCGCAAGAACGGAACAAACATTGACAAGTCAAACAGCAGATTTGGCTTCGCGGCAAGGAAATCCCCTGGCGACCCATTCCACATTGTTGCCACACTGAACTTCTTTGTAAGTCTGGCGGCCAATGACTATGTGGAGATCATGTGGCGGCCAACAGATGTTGGCGTGCAGATTGAACACTATGCGGCCAGCAGTTCACCGACCAGACCGGCAGTGCCGTCAGTGATCGCCACTCTCACATTCGTGTCCAATCTGTCAACAGAAACCGCATAATCAAGCCATGGCACTCATACCTTTAAAAATTCCACCAGGCGTTTACCGCAACGGCACTGAGTATCAGTCTGCCGGTAGATGGTTTGACGCAAACCTTGTGCGCTGGTACGAAAACACTTTGCGTCCCATTGGCGGCTGGCGCAAGAAGTCAGAGACAGCCATGACCGGTAAATGCCGTGGACTTTTGACTTGGAAGACAAATGCTGGCGAGCGATACATCGCCATGGGTACAAGCACAAAGCTGTACGTCATGAGTGAAAACGCTGTCCTGAAAGAAGTTACACCGACAGGGTTCACCACTGGGCGTGCTGACGCTACAAACACCACCGGCTATGGATACAACCTCTATGGCTCATTTGCTTATGGGGTTGCGCGTCCAGATACTGGTGCAATCGCGCCAGCTACTACATGGAGTCTGGACACATGGGGCGAGTACCTTGTCGGCTGCTCAGATGCTGATGGCAAGCTGTACGAGTGGCAGCTGGGATTCACAACGCCTACGCTGGCCGCTGTGATCACCAACGCGCCAACTGGCTGCTCTGCCCTACTGTCTACGGCAGAGCGATTCCTGTTTGCTTTGGGTGCCTCCAGCAACCCGCGTCTGGTGAAGTGGTCAGATCAGGAAGACAATACGACATGGACGGCGGCAGCCACCAATCAGGCTGGTGACTTTGAGATCAACAGCAGTGGCTCACTGAAGTGCGGAAAGCGCGTCAGGGGCATCAATCTGCTGTTCACTGACGTTGACGTGCATACCGCTAACTATGTCGGCCAACCCTATGTCTACGCCTTTGAGCGCGTTGCATCAGGATGCGGAGTCATCTCAGCGCAAGCTGTGGCGGCCATAGACAGCACCGCCATGTGGATGAGTCAATCAGGCTTCTGGATATTTGACGGCTACGTTAAGCCTTTGAACTGTGATGTCTCGGACTATGTCTTTCAGAATCTAAACTACAACCAAGCCAGCAAGGTTTACGCCGTCCACAACAGCAAATATGGTGAGATATGGTGGTTCTATCCATCCAACGCCAGCAATGAGGTTGACTCCTATGTCACCTACAACTACCGCGAGAATCATTGGAACATTGGAGTGATGGGGCGTACTGCTGGCACTGATCGAGGCGTATTCAATAATCCCATCATGGTGGATGCATCAGGCTTTATCTACGAGCATGAGGTGGGGTATGCGTATGACTCTGGCGTGGTTTACGCTGAGTCCGGCCCATTTGAGATTGGCAACGGTGACAACATCATGTCTGTGCGTCAGGTGATACCGGATGAGCAGACGCTGGGTGAGGTGTTGGTGAGTTTCAAGACTCGGATGTATCCGACATCAACTGAAACGACTCATGGGCCGTATCCAGCTGCACAGCCAACTGATGTCAGGTTTGCTGGCCGTCAGGTGAAGATCAGATACACCGGTGCCGTGTTGGAGGATTGGCGTGTTGGTGTTAACAGGATTGAGGCAGTGGCGGCGGGTAAGCGTTGAATTAAAATTGAGCGAAAATGACGTGAAAGTACCAGTATGTATTCGGGAAGATTACGTCTTTTACTTGGAACTTTTTGACAATTTGCTTTGGTTTCACATTGACATCAATAGATGGTCAGCAGAGGTTAAAAAGAATTGTCAAAAAGATTTTTCTAGTCTCGATGGGTTGATTGGTAAGCCAATCTTTGCATTGATACGAGAAGATGACATCAAACTTGCAAGATTTGCCAAGTCCTTTGGCTGGTCTGAGAAATGTCAAATAAATTTATTGGACGGATCAAAGGCTTTTATTTATACCTCAAGGGTATAGCAAGGGGATGTTATGGGTGGTGCAGTTAAAGCGGTTACACAGCCATTTGTTGATATTGCTAAATCTGCAGGTGGCAATGTTAGCAATCTTGTTAAAGATGCCGGCGGCAGTGTTGGTCGTCTTATAGGTGGTGATGTTGGATCTCTTATTAAAGATACCACCGGTAATGTTGGCAATCTTGTTAAAGATAGTACAAGTAGTGATCTTTCACAGGATTTGATTAGGGCAGCAGTATTGGCTGGTGGTGCATATTACGCTGCGCCATATTTGTCGGCTTCTGGATCAGGAACGGCAGCAGCTGGCACAGGTACGGCAGGATCATCTGGGGTTATAGGGGCAGGCCCTGTTGTAACAGGATATGCTGGAACTACACCTCTGACAATGGCAAATACAGGTAGTTTGTTAACTGGTACAAGTGGTGCAGTGGGTAATGCTGGATTACTTACAGGAGCATCATCATTTTCTGGATTAGGAACAGGAGCGACAACAATGGCAACACCTAGTTTTTTTGACACAGCTTTAAGCTATGGATCAAGCGCCTTGGATTTTGCAAAAGCAAATCCACAATTAACAGGTTCTTTGCTTGGTAGCGTAACTGGCGCGCTGAGTGCCGCAAATGCACCAAAATCACAGACAGCGACAACATCCATCGACCCGCAGATCAAGGCTGAGTACTTGGCTAACTTGGAGCGAGCAAAAACTACCGCCGCAGGTTTACAAGCGCGCCGATTTGAGGGTTTTACGCCAGACTATTTACAAGCCGAGCAGCAAATTAGAAATCTTGGATTGGGTGGGAAAGGTCAACAAACTATTGATGAGACAACTAGACGTGCAATGATTGAGGCTGGTTTTACGCCACAACAAATTCAAGCGGCACAAGTTAACAGAGGTAATGTTGCTAATGTTAGCGGTCTTGATGGCTCTAGATTTATGAGCGCATATCAAAACCCATTTGAAGAGCAAGTGGTGCAAGGTGCTTTAGGTGATATTGAACGCTCTCGGCAAATGCAAGAGCAGGCAAATATGGCGCAAGCCACTGCCTCCAAAGCATTCGGAGGTTCACGCCAAGGCATAGTATCAGGACTGACAAACGAGGCTGCTTTAAGACAGGCGGCCACAACTAGCGGTCAGTTGCGCTCTGCTGGGTTTACTCAAGCAGCGCAGCTGGGACAGAATGATGCGGCTAGACAGTTGCAGGCACAGTTAGCCAATCAAGGCGTTGATGTAACTTTGGAGCAAGCTAATGCACAGATGGCACAGCAAGCTGCGTTGGCTAATCAAAACGCATATGCACAAGGAGCAGGAGTTCGTCAGTCTGCAATTGGGCAGCTTGGACAGCTTGGATCATTACAGCAAAACCTTGGATTTACTGGTAGTAATGCCGTGATGGAAGCGCAAGCACGTCAACAAGCATTAAATCAGTCAAGGCTTGATGCGGCTAGAAATCTTGAGTTGGAAAGACTTGGCATTACTAGCGGCGCATTGGGATTGCAGCCTGCAAATACCGGCGGGACATCTACAACACCGTTGTATAGCAGCACACTCGGCAGTGCGCTTGGCGGTGCATTGAGTGGTGCTTACATTGGTTCTTTGTTACAACCTAAAAAATCTATCATGGCATAGGGTAAAAAATGGCAGATTCTTTATATCCTAGCCCGTCAGCAGAATATTACTTTGGTGAATATTTATCGCCAGAGATTTATCCTTGGCTTGGTCAGGGCGCACAAATTAATCCTAGTAATTATTCACCTTTGCTTTTTCCTCCAGAGCCTTTAACGTCACCAATTGTTTCGAAAGAAGTTACGCCTCAAACCTTTGGAGGTGGAGTTGTATTGGATACTGAACCTTACGTCAGTGACAGCGATAAAACAAGACAAGCAATTGAACAACGTATTGCAAATTCGCCAATTCCAATGGAGCCTTACGTCAGTGACCGCGATAGAAGAATACAAGCAATTGATCAGCGTATTGCAAATTCGCCAATTCCAATCCAACCTTATGTGAGTCGCAAAATGGCAGATACACAAACAAACTCTAACTCGTTTGATAATCTAGGCAGCCTGCTGTTTAGCGGTGGGAGTGATGGCCTTGAAGGTTATCTCTCAGAGAGGCAGCAAAGGGCTATCCAGAATCAGGCATTGATGCAAGCGGCTGCCTCACTGCTTAAATCAAGCGGCCCGAGTACTACGCCTACTTCATTTGGTCAGATGCTGGGCGGTGCATTTGAGGCTGGCACAGCCGGTTATCAGCAAGCACAGCAGGGTGCATTTCAGCAGTTGTTGATGAGACAGAAACTGGATGAGTACAAGAGACAGATGGCAATGCAAGATGCAGCGCAAAGAATCATGATGGGGGACACTGGTACAGCACCAGCAGGCACTCAGATTACGCCGCAGCAAGCTCTATCTGCACCGGTATCAGCAGAATTGCCTGCTGGCCCTACTGTTGCACGCGCTGCAATGATTGGTCAAGTTATGCCTGGCGAAGCGCAAAGCCAGCAAGATGCAACATATGACAGATACATGAAGTTATCTCAGTTGTATTCAGTCCCTGATCCAGCAAAAGCAAAAGCATATCAAGAACTTGCAAAAACGATTAAGCCTACACCAGAGGTGATTGGTGAGCCTTATCGCGGATCAGAAGGAAAGTTTTTCCAGCGAACTAAGACCGGTGGAAGAATTGAAATACCAGCAGAAGAAGCACCAGCCCCTAAACCAATTGGAAATATGGAGCAAGTTACAGATGTAAATGGTAAACCTGTACTTGCTCAACGATATGACGATGGCACAATAAAATCTATTGAAGGGTTTGGTTTGCCGCGTGAGTTGGTGCAAGTCAATCTTGGTGGAACAATTCAATTCGTTGACAAAAACAAGATTCCTGCAAACGCTACATATCTGACAGGATTGTCGCCAGGCGAAGAGGCAAGATTAAGAATTGAAAGAGCAAATCTTGGCATTGCATTGAAGCGTTTAAAGATCAGCGAAGAAGAATTCAAGCGCGGTGAATATGACCGAGTTGAAACTGTTGATGGATTTGTGTATGTGCCTAAAGCGCCTGGTATGCCATCTATTCCAGTTACTGGTGCTGGCGGTGAGCAATTGGCAGGGAAGAGTTCAGCCACTGAGGATCAGGCTAAATCTGCCGGATTTACTTTGCGGATGAATCAGGCAGCGCAAATATTCAAGCAGCCTGTACTTGATCCAATGACTCAGAAACCATTAGTTATTGATAATAAAACAATTACTCTAGAAGATGCTTTTGGTAAGCCTGGTAGATATCAGGCCATTTTGCGCGCTACGCCATCAGCAGGATTAACTACTGGCATTGCTAACTTAAGTGAAGACTCTGGCCGTCAGCAATACCGTCAGGCACAAGAGAATTGGGTGACTGCTAATTTGCGCGCTGAGTCTGGCGCTGTTATTGGCACTGACGAAATGGAAAAAGAAATTAAGAAGTATTTCCCTCAAGTCGATGACGAACCGCCGGTTATCAAACAAAAGGTAGATGCACGCAAGTCTGCTGAGTTGGCAATGGAAGTGCGTGGCGGTCCGGCGCTTAAGGCGATCAAGAAAGCGCAACAGCAGCAAACTACTGGCGGTGGCGGTAGACTTGAAATAGACCCGCTAACCGGTGTCACTCGATACGTTGAGGGAGGTCAATAAATCATGGCTGACAGAATTATTCAAGTACCCAATATTGGGCCGGTTGCATTTCCGGACACTATGACTGATCAGCAGATCATTCAAGCCATTCAGAATATTGCTGGTAAATCAACTGCCGCTGCTCCAACTGCTCCAGCACAACCTACGACTGTTGGCGGTAAATTGGCGGCATCACCAGTTGGTGGCTTTGTGCGTGGAATGATGGATATTCCAGAAGCTGGTGCTCAGTTATTAACGAGAGGCTTGGAAGCTATTTCTCCAGCGGGTTCAAGCATGGAGAAATTCATGCAGTCAGAGAGACAGCGCGTTGAAGATATTAATCGTCAAAATGAAACGTTGTATCGTCAATCCCGAGTTGGTCAATTCATGCCAGAAGAAATGGATGTTGGGCGTGTCGTTGGTAATGTGGCTTCATCATTGTTGCCAAGCACTGCCGCAGTTAAAGCCTTGAATTTGGCGGCTGCACCTGTTAAGGCTGGCGCTGTTGGCGGTGCTGTCAGCGGTGCATTGCAACCTGTCACACCAGGTGCTACAGACTTCTTTAGCCAAAAAGCACAGCAAATTGGTGCTGGTGGATTGTTTGGCGCTGGCGGTGGATATTTATCTGACAAGATATTAAATCTATTGCTTGGTAGAGGCCCGACTGTTACAGCGCCAGCTGCTGCATCAACAGCGCAGTCTCAGGCAACGGCCACAGTCACGCCAACTGCATCAGTTACTGGCGGTCAGGTTACGCCTGGTATTGTTGGTGAAGACCTATCTGCTGGTCTTACTGCGGCGCAAAGGGCCATCCTAGACCGTGGCAAGGCCATGGGGTTTCGTACTACGCCAGGACAAGAAACAGGCAGCCGATCATTGCAGCAAATGGAAGCTCGCCTTGAGTCTAATCCAATGACCTCGGGCGCTTTCAATACTGTGAAAGACACCAATCAAAAGGTGTTGAATCGGGCGACTGCTCAAGCCATTGGCGTTGATGCTGCCGAGTTAAGCAATCCAGTGCTGGCAACCGCGCAGCGTCAGATCAGCGCGGTCTATAACAAGGCGGCAAGCCCAACAGTACAGAAACTCGATCAAATGTATGTCATGAACGGCATTGACTTAATTGATGCATCTGCGGAAGGGTTGACAACTTTGCCGCTAAAGTCAAATATTTTTGTCAAGCAGTTGCAAGAATATGCTTTGAAGGGTGAGGCCACTGGTAATCAGTTAACTGCGTTATCTTCAAAATTAGGCAAAAAAGCCAAGAATGAGATGACAACGCCATCCGGTGACCGTGAGCTTGGTCAGGCTTTATTCCAGATCAAGGAGATCGTTGACGATCAATTGATGGCTGGAATGTCAGCAGCAGACCAGGCTGCATTCAGGACTGCGCGTGCTAATTACCGAAATCTGATGATTGTGAGGACCACCTCTGGCGTTATCAATCCATCATCTGGCAATGTCTCAGGCTTGAATTTGGCATCAGCATTGACTCGCAAAGACCCTCGCGGTTTTATGGAAGGTACAAACACCACTCCCATGTATGAGGCCGCACGCTTTGCACAGGCGTTCAGACCCATTGTTGGTGACTCTGGCACAGCAACACGCATGATGGAAATCACGCCATTAAATATGATGTTGTCTATGCCTACAAACCTTGCAGCAAGTGCTTATACGTCAGCGCCATCAACTGCCATAGCACGGCGCTTACAGGCTGGACTTGTACCCGCTGGCGTAGTTAATCCAGCGACTGAGGAAATGATTCGGCGTAGTTTGCCTTTGACAAGTGGCGCAGGATTTACCGCAGGACTTTTAGGACAATAATCATGGCAACTTACCTAGACTATCTAACCGGCGCTGGAGAGACTGCTGCAACCCTTGGCAGCGGTGCGCTGGCCGGATTGCTTGGTATGCCTTACGGCGTGTACAAGGGTGCCACCAGCGGTAAGTTGGGTACGCGAGAGGCTAACCGTATTGCCGAGGAAGAGGCCAGCCGGTTTATGCAGGAGTACACCTATAAGCCTCGCGGCCAAGTGGCACCACAGATGATGCAAAGCCTTGGCGGTCTGCTGGATGCAAGCAAGCTGCCGCCAATATTGCCCGAGGTGGCGGCGCTGGCATCAATCCCTAAAGCAGCCTATGCCTCGCAAGCTGAACGCACTGGCATGGCCGCTGAACGCGCCATCACGCCAATGGTTAATCGCACCATGGAGCGCGGTGGGCTTGGCGCTGGTCTGCTTGGTGATTTGTCGCAGGGTACTAGGAGCCAGATGCTGTATGGCAACAATGTGTTTGATCCTCGATTTGACGCAAGGAAGCTAGAGCAAGAGAGACTCAGAAATTTACAAACAACTGTTGTTCCTATCTACGACTACAAAATCCCAAAAATCAACCTTGGCGACTATCAAGACTATCCATTCATCACAAGTATGTCAGATAGGACTAGAACTGGTTTATTGACTGACATTGATGGCGTGTCATTAAATCGTCCGGTGTACTTGCAAGGTGGTCAACCTTATATGTATGAAAACCCTGGTCAAGTTTGGGCATCAGGTACAAAGCCAGCCAACGATATTTACAAAATGGCAGGAATGCTTAAAGAGACAACAGGAAAAGACCCTTTGTACATTCCATGGGTGATGTCCCCATCAGGTAGCGACTTTGCAAATATGACAGGCGAAACAATGTTGTCTTATGCTCAAACGGTCATGGGCAGAGATACAAAAAGAGGACTTGACAAACAAATTAAGAATAGATTTATTCCTGATTGGGCTGGCATTGATGATCCAAAAAGCATTGAGCAATTTAGAAATTTATCAGATCGCAAACGCAAGTCGATGAAGAAAACATTGCTTGATAAAGAGTTTAGAAGTGAGGGCGGTTTGAGTATTGGTGAAGCCAGACTTGCTATTGCAGACCCTAATCAATTGAATTTGCCAGATGCAAGCATTTTGAATGTAGGTCAAGTATTTCCAGATCAGCCATTAATCATGCAGTCAGGTCATAGTGCATATCCGCTAGGCGTGCCTGGTCAAGGTTTGGGCGCAGTGCCGGAAAGCAAAAACATATTTGATTTGCTTTTAATGCATCGACTTAATCGCGGCATCATTGATCCATCAAATCCAAGCAGAAAAGATATTCGTACTCTTGAGATGAAACCTTATGCTGGCTTACTTGATTCAGATTTGCTTAGGTCACTAGGGTATTGAACAAGTACTCTGGCTTAAATTTATTAGCTAGTTTTTCGTTATATCGCGCCAATAAAAACTCGCGTACAGATTCTGGCGTGACTTCTTTTATCTTTGATCCAATGCAATAGAACTCATGCAAGGTCAAAGCCTCAAGAATATCTTTTGGCATCTTCACATCAACATTTACATACGGTGACAATTTCATCACTTATCCCCAAAAAGTGCAGCCACCAGCGGATCGCGTCGTGGCTTTAGTCTCTTACCTCTTTCACGCGCCAAGCGGAAAGCCTTATCGTCCAATGTCTCACGCGCTCGATGGCGGCGCAAACGCTCCATGGGTGTCAGCGGTGGCGGTCTGACTGCATCAGTGCCGATGCCGTATCTGTACACGGCCACTAGGATGCGGCCTGATCTGCGCCACTCTTGTATGTGTACGGTGCCAGCCAGCCGCAGCCGCTTGATCATCTGCTGCGCTGACCTCTCGGTGCAGTACACCTTAGCTGCCAGCTCTGGCACTGTGCAGCCGGTGCGCTGAAGGATGTCAATGACTCGCGGGAGTCTTGCTGAAATCAAGTGTTGCGCTCCTTGAGTCTGGCTTGCAAAGCCTCCCCAAACGCAAGCTGTCCCTCCATCTGATGACCACCGCGATGTTCTTCTAACACTGCAAAATAAACATCTTGCATTTGCGTGCGAGTTAGGTCTACCCATGTGCGCTGTGGTGAGCTGTCATAAAGTGCTTTTACTTTCCGTTTGTTGTGCGGAAATTTTCTATTTCTGCGTTGCATTTCTTTGCGAGCTTCTAGCTCGGAGTCAAAAGATGGCAATGCAATAAACCCATCACAATACACGGCCCACGCCACAGGCTCTTGCTCTTGCTGTGCCAAGGCTTCTTTGATGGCAGCAATCGCTTCGTCTGTTTGTTTATTTATTGGGTCAACGTCAAAACAATCAGAATAATAGTTATCAATGCAATACACTAATCCTCCATTAGTGCCAGACCCGTTAATAAGCTGGTCGGTTGCTTCCAACGCCGTAAGCGCCAGCTTCAATGCTTCAATCATGCTTCACCTTTCTTATATTTACCCGACCAGGCATATGCACCGCGTGACTGCGCGGCACCCATCTTCTTGAAGAACGTCAGCATGGATTTATACGGCACGCTGAAACGCTCGGCTATCTCTTTCTTTGTCATACCCTCAGAGAGCAGCAGCATGGCTCTACGGCCATTGATGTCAGGCAGTTTGCGTCCTGCATTGGGGCGGGAGCCACCTTTCATCACTTCACCTCTGTCTCGTCAAGCAGGAACTTGACTATGCACGCAAGCACGATCACCGTCAGTGCAATGCCGAGCAGGCCGATCAGCACGAAATTCATCATCGTTTCCATAGAAATCCTCCGAGTCAAAGTACAACAGCGCCAGCACCGCCAGCGCCAACCATATGATTTTCACTTTTGAGCCGCCAGTAGTTCCATCTCCACCTCTTTGACCCGATCTCGCAGTATGGTGATCTCTTGTTCCAGATCGGTAATCTTGCGCTGCATACGCTCTCTGGTCATGTTCTCCGCGTGCGTCCAGCCGATGAACGTGCCGTCAGTTACAGCCTGGCGCGCCAGCTTTGCAAAGTCAGCTCGGGTTAAGAATCCACCGCCGACTTCCATGGGTGGCGTGAACTTGTTTACTGCGCGGTCAATTTCGATTTGCATTGTTTCAGACATGGTTAACTCCTTTGTGTTGTTCATATCAACCCCAACGATTTACAAGCCGCACCCAACATAAAAAGACTACCCATCACAGAGCAATAAATTGGACTCATATGCGGCGCAATGTAAATCGTGCCAAGTATTAAAAATAATTGTTCGGGTGTCATGACTTATCCTTTACCCAAAGACAATCAAAAAAGATACGCATCATCCAGCGCACAAAAAAATTTGGAACCTTGCCTTTTCGCGGGCGATACACGATGCCCATGCTGTCGGGTCGGCTTCCAAACAAGAAGCACTGCCACTCAGATTGTTCTGTTATTTGGAATGCTGGTGGGGTTATTTGGAATACTGGTTGATTGTTCATGATGACCACCATGCGACTAGCAGTGCGGCCAAGCCGGTGCCGATGACAAGGCACAGCAAGTAGTCATAGGCAGCCTCTGCGCGTTTGCCAAGCCTGCGGTGGCTGTCGGCGGTCAGGGCGTGTTGTGTGTGGTTCATAGTGTGTCTCCTTAAAGATGGGGGCTTGCGCCCCCTTGGGTTGGTTAAAGTGTTTTAATAAATCTATTGGCTTCTGCTTCTGTTTTAAAGAAAGCCAGCATTTCGCACATCTCTTCAATGCAGAAGCCTTGCTCATCTTGAGGCTCTGCCCAGACTTGATAAACACGGCTTGAACGGAATTCGCCAGATTCGCATATTGTGTAAAAGGTGATCATGTTTTTTCTCCGGTTGTGTTGTTGATGAACGAATCATATCAGGTTTGACTTACTCATCAACAACTATTATTTAGACCTTACAAGTTAGTCAAGTATTCAGCCATTACAATGTCCACTGCTGGTTCATGCTTCCAGCAGTTGCCTTTATGGGGATCGGTTTGCGCTGATCCCCTTTTTTTGCTTTACACTTGACGCTTTCCACAAAACATGGTTAACATCATACACATGAAAGTCTCA